TAATTTCGGGCAGGAGTAGGCCCGCACTGAATTCACTCCGGGGCGCTTCGGCGCCCGGGAGACCGCCGCCGCCAGCAATGACGGCATTTGTACGCGGTCCACGCCAACAAGCGCCGACCGTTTTAGTTTGCAGGGGAGAGACTCATGGCTGATGAAGACGAAGTGGTAGTTACCGTAGTTGCAGAGAACGACGAGGCATCATTCGACGAAGGATTTTCGGGTGCGCCCACGGAGAAAACTCCGCCGGCCAAAGAAGAACCCGAGACCCCGCCCGAGAAGCCGGCCCCGGAACCCAAGTACGTCCAGGTTACCGAAGACCAACTGAGCGCGTTCCTCGCCCAGTCCACCGCGATCGACAAGATCACGGCCGACAGCAAGAAAGCGATCGACACTGTCAACGGGAGATATGGCGAGCTTGCGCGCACGGTCTCGCAGCTCCAGAACGCCACGCCGGCGGGGTACGCCGTGGAGGTCGGTGACGACATCGTCAAAGACCTCGCGGAGGAATTTCCCGAACTGAGCAAGCACACCCTCACCGCATTCAAGGCCTTCGCCGCGAAGCTGAAAGGGACGTCGCCTGCCGCCGCCGCCTTCGATCCGAATCAGGTTGTGCCACTGATCGCCACCGCGAAGCAGGAACTTTCGAAAGAAATCCTGGCTCTGCGTCATGACGATTGGGAGGAAGTCGTTGGGCTGCCGGACGCCGAGGGGAAAGCCCCCGAGACCGAGTACCGGAAGTGGCTCGCCACGCAGACCCCCGAGTACCAGGCGCAGATCGCCGGGTCCTGGGATGCGAGGCTTCTCGCCAAGTCGATCGACACCTTCAAGGCCAAGGCCGCCACTGACGCCGCTGCTGCGGCGAAAGCGAAGCCGAAGCCCGCCACGACGCCGTCCCCCCGGCAGGCAAGACTCGAGGCAGCAGTAACACCCAGAGGTGAGGGAGGGCATCCGCCCGGGCCCACCGAAGACGATGACTTTAACGCTGGATACAAGTCCGGCTAAACACTCAAGGAAAAACGCACCATGGCAATCCAAACCTTCGGCCTCACGACCGGCCGTATCAACAAGTTCAAAGGGCAGATCCTCGCGCACGCAGTGCCGATGGAGTGCCTGGGAAGGACCGGCCGTCAGGTCAGCTTCCCGAAAAATTCGAGCGACACCTACGTCGCGCGCCGGTGGCTGCCCTTCGGTGCCACCGCCACGAACGCCACGACCCAGAACCGCTTCTTCGTTGACGGCAACGGCGACCGCGCCGCGACGATGGTTCAGGATCACCTCACCCAGGAAGGCGTCACCGCCTCCCCGGACTCGATGGTCCCGGTGGACACGACTGTCGTGATGCAGCAGTACTCCTGCCTCTACGCCTTCACCGACAAGACGTTCGACCTCTACGAGGACGACATCCCGGCCCAGATGATCATGCAGGTCGGTGAGCGCGTGACGCTCGTCAACGAGATGATCATCTACGGCGCGCTGCGCGGTGGCACGAACACCTACTTCGGTGGCACGGGCACCACGACCGCGACGGTCAACGGCGGGCTCACGCTCGGCCTCATCCGCAAGATCGCCAAGAGCCTCCAGGCGAACCACGGCAAGCCGGTCAACAAGCAGCTCTCGGCCTCGGCCAACTACGGCGTGTCGCCGGTCTCGGCGGGCTATGTGGTGTACTGCCACACCGACCTCGAGCCGGACATCCGTGACCTGCCGAACTTCATCCCCGTGGAGAAGTACGCCTCGGGCAAGCCGATGGAGAACGAGATCGGTTCCTGCGAGCGGTTCCGCTTCATCACCTCCCCCGACCTCCCGTCGGTGCAGAACGGTGGCGCAGCGATCGGCGCGACGGGTCTCTACAGCACGACCGGCACCTCGCTGGACGTCTACACGGTCATCGTGACCGCGCAGGACGCCTGGTCGCAGGTCGCGGTTCGCGGCAAGGACTCGCTCAACCCGACCTACCTCGCCCCCGGCGAGAAGTCCAAGTCTGACCCCCACGGTCAGCGCGGATACGCCGGCACGATCTGGTGGAAGGCAGTCCTTCTCGAGAACAACGGCTGGATGGCGTTCGCCCAGGTCGGCTCGAAGAACCTCTCGTAATCACTGAGAAAGGGGTGGGGTAGTTCACCCACCCCGACCCTCGAGGAGAAATCTACATGCTCGACACACTCACCCGATACCTGACGAACGTGCCGGACGGCACGGAGCGGACCGCGCTTCGCGAGGTCCTGGCTCCGTTGTTCGACCGGTACTCTTCCCAGGCCACCTCAACTGCCGGCTTGGTCATCAAGGCGGGCGGAAGCGCCCTCGCGAAGACCGGCGCGGTCGCGTTCGCCGGGATTGCCAATGGCAAGCCGGTCGCGATCGCCGCGTCCGTCGACATGCCGGCCCTCACCGGCATCAACGTCACCGCGGCGTACTTCAACGTCGCGTGCTTCTTCATCGACTCGGATTCCGTTGTTACCGCCGCGGGCGGGACGGAAGGCACGACCCTCGCGAAGGTGGTGTTCCCGCAGTTCCCGGTCGGCAAGGCACTCGTCGGCTACCTCGTCATCACCTACGCGTCCGCCTTCACCGGCGGGTCCACCGCGCTCGACACGGCCACCACGGTCTACGTCAGCCCGGTCGGCGCGTTCGATCCGACGGTCCTGATTTAAGGGCCGTGTTTTGCAGCAAGCCTACGGGCGGGAACCATGGCACGCAGCGTCGTTGCCGACCCCAGTCCCGTAGGGCGCAAGAGGAAGTAAACCAATGGCTCAGATCACTGTACTCGCCGGCCTCACCCTCTCCACGGTGAAAGCTGGTATCACCCAAGGCACCACCGACACCAACTTGCTGAACGCGACCACGACCGCCGGCTTCATCAACGGCAAGTGGGTCACCGCGATCGGCAACGCAACCACGGTGGCACCGATCATCGACATCAACACCGGCGTCACGTGCGTGCCGGTCACGAAGAACAAGGGCTGCGTGTTCGTCATCGGCCAGAATGCCGCGGCGACGGGCACCGTGTTCCGTGTCTGCCAAGGCCCGCTGGTCGATACCCACATCGGGATCACCACGACCCCGGGTGCGTTCATCGCCTCCCCGCAGTTCCCGGGCCTGCCGGACGACTTCATGCCGGTGGCCTACTTCGTCGCGCGTGCGGCGCCGAACACCAACCCCTGGACTTTCGGCGTGACCAACTGGACGGGCACGGGCATGACGTACTCGACCGTGCAGAACGTCGCCATCCTGCCGAACCGGCCGCAGATCGCGTAAAGCAGTCAACTTGAGTAGCACTCGAGGGGCCCCCGAGGGGGCTCCTCGTTTAATGGTCCCCTCATCCGAGGGCGCCCGTTTTCCAGAGGAGCAAGAACATGTCCCAGACCGACGCAGTCGCCAACCCCGTTCGCCGCCCCGGCCACGAACTCCACACGGACGACATCAAGATCGACCAGAAGCCCGTGATCGAGTCCCGGGAGGATCTCGAGCGCGAGGTGGTCGTCGCATCCAATGGCCTCTCGAAGGACTACCTCGCCGCGCTCGCGATGGCCGAAGAGCCGATCACGATCCGCATCGAGCGCTCGGGCGAGAAGAACCCCGACCGGGTGATCCCCTGCTGGGTGAACGGCAAGGGTGCCGAGGTGCTCACCGACGGCGGCTGGCTGGCCCTCGGGCATCTGCCGGTGGGCGTCCCGGTCACCACGAAGCGCAAGTACGCGGAGGTCCTCGCCAACTCGAAGATCAACACCGTCAACACCCGCAGCGGCACCATGCAAGACGACGAGCCGCGCAACGATATCGAACGGTTCACCAGTCAGCGGGCGCCCTTCTCGGTCATCGAGGACAAGAACCCCCTCGGTCACGAGTGGTTGAGCCGGCTCATCCGGACGAACTGACCCGTGAACTTCCTCCAACTCGCCCAGCGTCTACGGCTCGAGTGCGGCGTCGGCGGCACCGGGCCGACGACGGTCGCCAGCCAGACCGGCGAGATGGAGCGTCTTGTCACCTGGATCGGTGCCGCATGGCAGGACGTCCAGACCGCCCACACCGACTGGGAGTGGATGCGCGCGAGCGCGTCCTTCACGACGGTCGCCTCCCAGGCGACCTACGCGCTGGGCACCATTGCCGGCACGGTCGGGGTCGCCGCGGCGAGCTTCGGCAGGTGGGCCCGGCACACCGGCCGATGCTACCTCACGGCGACCGGCACGAACGACGAGACGCACATCGACTGGCTGGGGTACGACGAGTGGCGTGACGCCTACCAGTTCAGCGCCATCCGCGCGAGCGACTCCCGCCCGGTGGCGTTCACCGTCACCCCGGGCAAGGGGATCGGGCTCGGACCGGTGCCGCTCGTCGGGTACACGGTCACCCTCGATTACTACACCGCCCCGGGGGTTCTCGTGGTGGACGGCGACATCCCCGGGATGCCCGTCGAGTTCCACCTCCTGATCGTCTACAAGGCGATGATGATGTACGGCGCCTTCGAGTCCGCCCCGGAGGTCTACCAGCGGGGCGAACTCGAGTACGGCAAGCTGATGGAGAGGCTCAGGCTCGACCGGCTGCCCGAGGTCACCATGGCGGGCCCGCTCGCATGATCACCCTTCCGCGGGTACTCTACGAGGCCTTCGAGATGAAGGGCGGGTGGGACCAGATCACGCCCACCCTCTCGCTCCCGCCGGGAGTGGTGAAGGACTGCAAGAACTACGAGTGCGCGCCCTCGGGCGGGTACGCGCGGGTCGGCGGGTACGAGCGGTTCGACGGACGCACGAAGCCGAGCGCAGCCAGTTACGTGGTCGTCCAGGTCGCCTCGTTCACCAACACACCCGCGCTCGAACTGGTGGTCACGCAGGCCGTCTCTGGCGCCTCCGGGACGATCGTAGCGCTCGGCGCCGACTACATGGTGGTGACCCTCGTCACTGGGTCTTTCGACGCGACCAACACGCTCTCGGTCCCTGGGCCGATCGCGGTCGGCACGGCGACCACCACGACCGTCACGATCAGCGCGGTCCTGAACGCCCAGTACCTGAACGTCGCGGCGGACGTGTACCGCGCGCTCATCGCGGCGCCCACCGGCTCCGGGGCGATCCGAGGCGTCGTGGCGATGACCTTCGCCGATGTCGACTACGTGTACGCCTTCCGGGACAACGCGGGCGCCACGGCCTGCAACATGTGGAAGGCGACGACGAGCGGCTGGAGCCAGATCACCTTCAAGAACGAGATCTCCTTCACGGCCGGCGGTACGGCAACGCCCGCCGACGGGGCGACCCTCACCCAGGGCGCGAACACCGCCATCGTGCGCCGGGTCATGACCCAGAGCGGGGCGTGGACCGGCACCGCCGCGGGACGGTTCATCGTTGACACCCCCGCCCCGGGCGACTTCGCCGCCGGCGCGGCGACCCTCACGGGCGGCGCGGCGGTCACGCTCTCGGGCGCGCAGACCGCCATCACGCTCCTGGCGGGCGGCAAGTTCGAGTTCGCCGAGGGCAACTTCTCGGGCCAGCTCGCGACCCTGCGCCTGTACGGGTGCGACGGCGTGAACCGCATGTTCGAGTATGACGGGACCACCTTCGCGCCGATCGCCACAGGCCTCACGACCGACACACCGAAGCACCTGGCGGTCCACAAGAACTACCTCTTCTGCTCGTCCCTGAGTTCGATCTTCTACCCCGGCGTCGGGACCCCCTACAAGTGGCTCGCGGTGGACGGCGGCGGGGAGATTGCCACGGGCGACACGGTGACAGGGCTCCTCACCCAGCCGGGCGAGCAGACCACGGGCGCGCTGGCAGTGTACGGCCGGTCGCGCACCTCGATGCTCTACGGGGTGAGCCCCGGGACGTGGAACTTCACGACCTTCAACACGAGCTCCGGGGCGTTCAGCTACACAACCAAGAACCTCGCGCAGAGCTACGCCCTCGACGACGTGGGCGTGATGTCTCTGGCCACCTCGCTCAACTTCGGTAACTTCGAGCAGGCCACCCTCACCAACGGGATCAAGACCTTCATCAACGAGACGCGCGCGCGGGCCGCGTGCTCGCTCATCCACCGGGGGAAGAGCCAGTACCGGATCTACTTCAGCACCGGGGACGCGCTCTACCTCACGATCGTGAACGGGAAGATGCTCGGCGTGATGCGTCAGTTCTTCCCGACCGCTGCGAACTGCGCGTGGACGAGCTTGACCTCGACCGGCGTCGAGAACTCGTACTTCGGCGGGGCCGACGGGCAGGTCTACCAGCTCGACATCGGATCGAGCTTCGACGGTGCGGACGTTGACGCGTTCGTCACCCTCAACTGGAACGGCATCCGCTCGCCGCGCATTCGCAAGCGCTTCCGTCACGCGAGCTTGGAGATGCAGGGCAACCAATACGCGGCCATCCAGTTCGGATACGCGCTCGGCTACGGGGCGGCCACGATCACCCAGCCGACAGCCGTCGCGTACTCGTCGTCCTTCTCCGGGGCGCCGGCCTGGGACGCGTTCACCTGGGACTCGTTCACCTGGGACGGGCAGACGATCTCCCCGACCGAGGTCGACGTGACCGGCACCGCCGAGAACATCCAGATCACGATCAGCTCGACCACAGACTACATCATGCCGTACACGCTGAATTCTCTGACGCTCCACTACACGCCGCGGCGCGGCTTGAGGTAACCCATGGCTAACGATTTTTACGACCACGGTTCGTACCCCGCGACCGGGGCTTCTGGCGCGTCCGCGTCCATGCGGGCCGAGCTGGACCTGGTCGCCGCGGGCTTCGACAAGATGCCGACCCTGACCGCGAACGGACTCAAGGCCGTGGTGGTCAACTCCGGTGCGACGGGGCTCACGGTGACGACCGGCACGCTCGCCCTGGCCGGCAACTTCGCGACCACGGGCGCGTTCAACACGTCCTTCACGCAAGGCGCGACGGTCACGATCATCTTGCCGATCGTTTCGGGGCTCACGCTCGCGACACTGACGGGCACGGAGACGTTGACGAACAAGACGTTGACCACGCCCACCATCGGCGGGACGGCTACGACTGGGGTCACAGGCACAGGCAGGGTCGTGCTCGACACGAGCCCGACGCTGGTGACGCCGGTACTCGGCGTGGCGACGGGCACAAGTATCGCCCTCTCCGCGGGCTTCAACGCGGCGCG